AATGGGTGATATTAAAATGTATACTTACACATATACACCCAAAGCGTTTACTAATCCTTCTAATGCTCAATTTTCTATCTCTGCTGTATCTTTTCCAAAAGAAAGAAACTTTTTGATGGGATTACGTCACGGTAATTTCTCAGGATATAGTGTTGGATTTGATCCTACGTTTGTTACTAGGTCTAGATTTGGAAGTAGTACTGACTTATCTGCAGATTCTTACAAATATAGAGTAAAGGATTTATGGGGTAAGATGTCACATTTAGCGGGTAGCGGATCTAAAAATCCCCATTCATTTATTGATGAGGAGTTAAAGGAGTATATCAATCAACCTAAACGTGTTAGATTCCAAATGCTTCCCAATCAAATATTTGATCCTAAGTTCCAAAATAATCCTCAAAGAAACTATGAGCAAATTGTGGAACTACAGGCATATCAATGGATGCGTATAGAATCATTGAAAAATATTCAACTTGTTGTTGAGGTTCCTGGCAATCTTGATCTATATGCTGGTGCAGGTGTTAATATTGTCATTCCCTCAAATACAAAGACTACAGGTGGAGTTAAGGTTGACAGAAAGTATAGTGGACGTTATATTATAGGAGCAGTTTCGCATAAAACTGCGGGACTTTCTCTAGTAACAGAGTTAAATCTCCTAAAAGACAGTATGCAATTATAAATAGTTCTGTATCACGAGGTACGAATATGAAAACAATCGAAGAACACATCCAAGCAGATCAAACAATCTTAGACAATCCGATGTCATCACCTGCAGCACGCAGACATGCAAAAGTGGAATTGGAAGAACTAGAAGTTTATCATGCTAATCATCCAGAAGATCATCATGATCCAAACGCACTCGAACTTTTCTGCGAAATGCATCCAGATGAACCAGAGTGTTTAGTTTATGACGATTAGTTTTGATGATGCACTTTTAGGTCACTGGACAAATAGACATCAAGCACAATCTAATCCTTTAGGGTTTGCTTCGGTAGAACTGATATGGGATATAGATTACAGTGACGTAGATCAGATTTGGTATACATCAAAAAATTTTTATAGAAAAGAGGGTCCTGACAAACCTTATCGAAGTGGGAGACATAAAATGTCTCTTATAAGGGGGGACTCTTTTTTAATGGAAAATTATAGTGAAGATGGAACTAAAAGACAAGGATGCGACATGTTATTTGTTGATGTTAATGGCAGATGGGAAGGTAGATTATTTGCAGAAGGACAATGTGTCATAGGTGATGCAATAATTAGTTCACATATGGTATTATATGGAGATAAGTTACATAGTGCAGATCAAGGAAGAGACAAGGAAGGTAATCTAATTTGGGGTACTGACCATTTCTACGAGTTCACTAGACTTGCTAAATACTAAGAAACATCGTGTGAAGAATGGCAGCGACTATTGATGGTATTATTAATGAACCCACGATTAATTTCGTAGGTAAAGACGGTTTTTTCTGGTGGGTTGGTGAAGTAGAAGACAACGAAGATCCTATGGAACTTGGTCGAGTAAAGACTAGGATTCTAGGATACTATACTAATGTACAGGGAGGAACAACTGCTGATCTTCCTACAGATAAACTTCCTTGGGCAACTGTATTACAACACACATGTCAACCAGGTAATGACGGACAAGGTGAGAGTTCTGGACAACTTCAACCTGGTGCTATTGTCATGGGTTTCTTCATGGATGGAGAAAACGCACAGATGCCTATTGTTATTGGTGTTTTGCGTGTAACTAAATCTTCAGATACTAGAACTAAACAACAGTTTACTTTTACAGGTGAAAAGTTTGAAGATGGTGTTGGAGTCAATCATGCTGCTAAACATCCTGCAAACGTAAATGATTCATTAGCAACATCACAAGGTGAAGGTTATTTACGACAAGGTAATACTAACGCAGTTGCATTGCCAGGTATGTTGACTACAGAACCTGGTGGTAATGGTTCTCCCGACAATATTGGTAATGCCACTGGTATTGCAGGTGGTAAACATAACCCAGTTAAACCAAAAGATCCTAGTCTACCAATCCCTGTAGCAAATGGTGTTGGCGGACCTTTTAAATCAATGGAGTATAAGTTATCTTATCTCGTTGAAGAAATTGCAGAGACTGCTGCTGTCTTAGTAAAGACTGAGAAGGAAGGTGAATTTATTGATATGGTTACAGGTAAACTTGTAACTGTTAAAGAACTTACAGCAAAACTACAAAATTTCTTGAGTGCTATATTTACACAGGTAATTGGTGCTATCAGACAGTCACTAGCAAATCTAGCAGAGCAGTTAGATGTCGTAAATTTATTAGCAAGTGCTACTGGTATCCCATTTGTTGTTTTTACTACAATTCAAACAGCAGTTACACAGATACTAAGTCAGTTATGTATTATTGATAGTCAGTTACTAGGTTATATTACTAATCCTCTTGCATCTGTAACAAACGTCTTAAACAGTTTCTTAGATGGAATTATAAGTAAAGCAGAGATGATTTTACAGAGTGTTCAGAAAGTAATTGATGATGTTGTATGTAATGTTGAGAAGATTGTTAATCAAGCATTGGGAATTGTAAACAGCGTCAAATCTCTTGTAAGTGGTATTGGTAAAGCACAAGAAATTCTTGATGCTTGGGAAAAAGCAACAGAAATTTTTGAGGTCGCAACTGATCTGTTCAAGAAGAATCTAAACTTGACTGGATTGATGGCAATCTTCCTTAAATTTGCAGCAGGTAATTGTAATAGACCTGTTGATGGAGGTAAAGATATTAAAGGTTTCTATCCTTTATTCGGTGTGACAAGTTGTACTGAAAGTGAGTTAGACAAGATTAATAAAATTAGAGGACGTAGTTCTGGTAAGTGTGGTGAAAATGATGCTGGTGGTGGTTTAATTGATAATATTTTTAATAAAGCAGATCCTTATATACAATCTGCTACCACATATATTAATGGTGCATATGATTTATTCATAGGAACACCTGGTAGAGAAGGAACTCAAAGAAAGAATGAAAACGGAACTACACATACCTCAATAAAACTTAACAACAAAGAACATGCTAAGTGGAAATGGTTGCAGGCGAAGAGAAAAGAAAAACCAAATATGTCTGAAGAGGCATTAAATGTTGCATATACAGAATACATAAAGGGTCAAACTGGAGACAATAATGATGATGCAGTTTTAGTTGCAGATCATTCTTCTTATGCAGGTAATTATACCTGTGAAGTACATGGGGACGATTGTAAACAAGTTGATAATGATTATGTTCGCACTATTGATGGAGATTATCACCTAAAAGTTACTGGTGATTGTCATATTGAAGTGGGTGGTGGTTTCTTCCTTGATGCAGAAGGTGCTCCTAAAGTTGTTGACAAGCATGGTGAAAAGAAGAACGAAAAAGTTCAAAAGCATACAATCAAATTTGGATCTGATGTTGATATGAGTGTCGTTGGTGCTAAGTTTGAGTTACAAGGTGCTGAGGCAAACATTGCATCTACATCAACTAAAATTACTGGTAGTATTTTTGAGAACTCTTCAACTCAACAAACATGTAGTGCAGGTGAAATGATTTTATCAGCAGATAACTCTATTACTATTGCTACAACTACATTATTTGAAACTATTAACTTCCCACCATCACCAATTCCTAAGATAAAAGCAGGTATCATTAGAAAAATTGGTGGTTCTTGTGAGACTGTCATGACACCCGCAGGTTCTGCTGCTGATGCTATTCCCAGATATATTGTTGCGAATCCTGCAGGTCCAATATCTGTTACCTCTGGTGCTACTGGATATAACAATAATGTTCTTACAGGTCTCTTTAATGTCAATGTCGCTGCGGGTGCCATTACAATGAATTCTTCTACTGCTGCATCTATTATTGCTGGTGGTGCAATGAACCTCACAGCAGGTGCAGTTATGAAACTGACAGCAGCAAGCATATTCCTAAACTGATCCTTGACACTTGACCTCCGATCCCTTATAATATTAAGGTAAACGAGAATCAAATGACAGACGATTTTGCGAAAGATCTAACCCAGATTTACATTGATCAGGTATTCATTAACTTTTCTCGTAGATCTGTAAAGATCGTAGATAGTGATGGTTATGATGACACTATCGAATGGAAATGGAATGAAGAGGGTGCTAATGGATTTTTGGAAACAGTGACCAATATCCAAAATAGTGTACCTTCAGAAATAGTAACCTATTGTTTTTCTGAAAAATGAACCCACCTATCAACTGCACCGAACAAGAAGCTCAAGATCATCTTGACTTTTTGATAAGTATGTGCGAACGTAATAGAGTTATCTGGAGAATTGAACGTGAAGATGGTAAGGCAGTATTAATGTCACCTATCTTACAATCTTCTCTTCCTGTATCAGATGATGTAGTAACTCAAGTTGAAGAGTTTCGCAAACAGTATCTGGAAAAGGAGGACGCTGCATGAACAACATCGGATTAGAAGTTGTATTTTGGACTATACTATCTGTATATCTTCTTGCAAAAATAGGAGTATTCAAAAAGAAATGAAACTAACTCAAGAACTAATTGACCAAATCCAAGAAGCAATGCTTCATACTAAGAAGGATGGCACTATCAACTGGAAAGATACTGATGAGATTGAGGTGCAATTAGCAGGAACATTTGCTGCTGATAGATTTATTGTCATTAAGAACAGGACAAAAGATCCAGTAGTCTCTGCTGCACCACATCCTTACTTTGATTATGAGAAAGGTGTCTTTACTAAAGATGGTAGAGAAGAATATATGAAAGAACAAAAGAAAAAGTGATTGGGAGTGTGGCGAAATAGGTAGACGCACCAGACTTAAAATCTGTTGACCATGTGGTCGTAAGAGTTCAAATCTCTTCACTCCTATGCTTGACAATCTTTGAAAATGTGTTATAGTTATCTGGGGGGAGTACAAAAGATCTCTATTTAGAAAGAGTGCCCTCCTTGTTTAAAGTAAGTGTTTGTTTAAAGAGAGAGGTGCGTGGGAAACACCTCTCTTTTTTTTCTAAATAAAATTAAGTAATTTATTCATTATGGCATACCTAGTTCATCCTTTACCTCCAAGAAAAGTATGGGTAAAGAAAGAATACTTATATGATCTAGAAAAAGGTCATGGAGAACTCACACCTGGCATTTGGATCTCAGTAAGGAGTATTCAAGCAAAGGCATTATATTTTGAGACATTGCTAACTGATTATGGTGCATTGTTTGATAAGTTACCACTCAGTGCATTTGTCTGGAAACCAGATATAGATTGGGATGATCAGTTACCGTTAGATGTATTGGAACTGTGGGATTGCTTTGACTATAATATCACCGTTGTGGAGAAACCTATACTAGGTAGATGTCAGTTCTTTGGTAAGGACAAGAAGATGCACGCAGGTGAGTATGAGTTTACTATTGACACAGCACATCCTGACTTCTCTGTATTAGATGTAAACTTCTCAGAGCATGATCCAGAACATAAGACATTTAATATTATTGCACTAGACAATGGACAATTTGCAGCACAACCAAATAATAGATGTCAGTTCTTTGATAATAGTTTAGTTGATAATGATAACCTCAAGAAACCTGACTTTAAAGTATGCACACAAAACTATGCAGTAGAAACTCTACCAAAGTGGTGGTCTGTAGGACATACAGATGAATGGGCATACAAAACAGGAGAAGAAGAGGCAGATGAATCTGTATAAATAGACCTGTAGGAAATAGTGTGATTATTCGTGGGAACTAAGAAGATTTCTCAGTTGGAAACAATTTCAGACTCTAACCTGTCTGGAGAAGCAATTCTTCCAGTGGTTGTATCTGACCCTTTGATTCCCAACAGAAAGGCAAAAGTAAATCAACTCTTTAAAGGAGTAGCTCAAGGTACTAAAGATGCACCTGGTTTGTGCTTCGATTTGGACAGAGATAGTGGTCTCTACCAATCAGCATATGACCAACTGGGAATGTCTTTTGGAGATGGTGGTTTGTATATGTCTCGCATTGTCAATAGTTCGACAAGTGCTTCTTTATATGTGACTGCGGTTGATGACACTAGAGATAATTCTGATATTGTTTTTTCACCGAAAGGAACGGGATCTGTAAAAGTAACGGGTCAATTTGTTATTGATGATGGTTCTTTTATTCTTGAAGATGCTCAAGGACCGAAAGCAAGATTTGAAATCAGTAACATTGGAACAGGAACTAATACTAGAATTATGACATTACCTACTATTACCTCTGGTAATGGTACGGTTTTAGTTGGTGATGATACACAACAGACGTTAAGAAACAAAACTATTCTTATTGATGAGGATAATCTTGTTCTTACTGATGGTAACGAAGAAGCAATCTTCCAAATCAACTGGCCAACTTCTCTAGATACTCGTAGATCTTATTTTCTACCAGACGCAGGTACAGTTACTACAACTGCTGAACCTACTGCTACTGCATCTACTTTACTAGATACTAAGTCAGAACAAATTGTTCTATCAAAACAGTTCGTTGATGTAAAATTTGCACCTACAGCAGAAGCAAATGCTTTCTATGCACAGGTCAATACTTCAGCATTAACAGCGAATAGAACTATCACAGTCCCTGATTTGAATGTTACACTTGTAGGTACTGGTGCAACTCAGGTTTTATCTAACAAATCTATTCAAGGTTTGATTCTTGCAGATACAACAGACGTTACTAAGAAACTTACATTTAGCCTTGATAACATCAATACAGGAACTAACGAAACTGTTGAATTCCCACCTACAGATAACCTAAATAATGGTGGTGCTGAAAATGTTATTGTTCTTGAGAGAGCAATACAGACAATGCGAGGTAAAACTCTTATTGATGCAAAATTCGACCGAGTTGACTCAGGCGGTGGAGCAACATTCACAGTCCAAGTAGACACAACTAACATTACTGGTAACAGGACTGTTAAGTTCCCAGACGCAGATGCAACTTTGCTTTCTACTCAAAACGTTACGCTAGAAGATGTTAGTTTTGGTGCAGGTATTGGAGCACAAAACTTGACAGGACAAACTAGACAACAACAATTCTTTTACGCAGGATTCTAAATTAAAATGGCAGACCAAGGACTCTTAGGACAATCAAAACCTGCAGGAACAACTAACACGTTACTGTATGGTGCACCTATCACTCAATCGGCAAGTGCAGTATTAACTATTGCCAATGATGGGACAGGAGCAGCATATGATGTTGCTATTAAAGATTACGACCAAAAATTAACTGTTGATGGTTCGGCAAACGCATATAAGTTACACAAAGGTGATATTGTAACAGGTTATAGATTTGCTCTTGGAACACCATTTCCATTAGCAGCAGCACTACCTGTAGGAAGTACTATTACATCTACAGATGGTGAGAAGAAAGCAAAATTTGAATCATATTATATTCCTCCATTTACATCCATCGCAGTTAAGAGTAGAGCAATAAGACAGATTACAGTTGAATCTACTACAGGAACTTTTGCTGTAGGTGAGACTGTAGTTAAAGGAAGTGGTGGTAATACAGCAACAGCAACAGTATTTGGGGTATTATCTGGACAAGGAAGTGTAGCACTATATGTTGGTCCTACAACTCTTGCGGGTTCTGGATCAGAGATTGTTGCAGGTGATTCACTTACTGCATCTGGTGGTGCAACTGCAACTGTATCATCTGGTGGTGTTGGAGCTGCATCAAATGACTTCACCTTCACTACTTCTGGTGGAACTGAAAGCATGTATATTGATGACGACGTTGCAGGTAGTGGTGGACAAGATATTACAGTATTTGGTGATAGATCATATAGATTTGATGTATCAGACTCATCTATGAGTGGTCTAGTATTTGCACTATCTACAACTGTCAACGGACAGTGGGGTCCTGATGGAACTGCTGGCAACTCTGATGATGGAACTGAATATACTACAGGTAAAACAAGTAGTGGAACTGCTGGTTCTGGTGGTGCATATATTCAGTATGACTTTAGTGCAAACACAAGTTTACCTGCACAGTTCTATTATTATGAAACAACAGTTGGAACTGCTGCTAACTCTAGTTACGGTGGTTCAAATAGATTAATTCTTACATCTACTGCATACACATATGATGAAATTTATGTGTATGATGTTGAAGGAACATGGGTAAACTCTACTGATGGATTTATCTTTAGTGGAGTAACTTACACAGTAACTGGTCAAACTTCTGAACCTTATGGTGTTGTTAGAAGTTACAGTGGTAACACTGTCTATATGATTAAGGGTCTGAATTCAGCAAACTTTGCTGGTTCTGATACTTTCCAAGATGTACCTGCAAGTAATACCGCAACTAGATCTACTGTAACTGTCAGTAGTGTTGATGTTGGATCAACTGCAGTTGAAGGTAGTAATTATCTTGCAAAAGATGTTGCTAATGGCAACAACGAGATCGATAAGATCACCTCCCTTGTTATTGGTCCTGGTGAGAGACTTATTGTTGAGAGTGCAACTCAAAACAATGTCTTCAGTCTGATTGGATTTGAGGATAATTCAACAGCTCTTACGACTCGTGTATTCGGTTCGTAATCCCAATAAATACTACAAAGCAGATAGGTAATGTCACTAACTAGACTGAAAAATATTATTACGTCCAGAACTGGACGTATTATATACGTTAACCCTGATGATTTCGATGCATCGGATGCTATCGATAACAGAGGTAACTCTGCTTTGCGACCATTTAAAAGTTTACAAAGAGCATTCTTAGAAGTAGCAAGATTTTCATATAGAGTTGGTTTAAGTAATGACGAGTTTGATGCTTTTAGTATCATGCTATATCCTGCTGAGTATGTGGTAGATAATAGACCAGGTGATATTTTATATACAAACGTTGCACCTATTGATGCAAACTCAAACTTAGATCTAACTTCTCCTAACAATGTTCTCTACAAATATAACTCTTGCGAGGGTGGTATTATTGTTCCAAGAGGTTGTTCACTGGTTGGAACTGATCTTAGAAGAACTAAGATTATACCTAAGTATGTTCCTTATCCTACTACATATGCTGCTAAAGGAATCAATAATGAAGCTCAAGTCCCACCAAGAACAGCGATCTTTAAAGTAACTGGTGGAACATATTTCTGGCAGTTCTCATTCTTTGATGGTGCAGAAGAAGGTGTATATTTCAAACCTGATAGTACAGAAACTATCCCTCCTAAGTTTTCTCATCACAGACTAACTTGTTTTGAGTTTGCTGATGGTCTTAATACTTTATCAACTCTAATCACAAATGGAACAGTTCCTAACGCAGACTACTCTGCAGTTCCAAATATTCTTGAAAGAACTGACTTAGAGATTTACTATCAAAAAGTATCAAAAGCATTTGCAACTATTCCTGATACATCTGGTGATCCTGCAACTGACCAAATACAGGTAAGGGTAGAAGAAAATAGAATTGTTGGTCCGATTTCTGATGAATACAGAGTTCTACAGATCACAAGAAATGGACAGACTGCAACTGCTGTTACTGTTGATGAATTTGATAACCCAAGAGATCATGGATTCTCTGTTGGTGTAAACATCAACGTTAGTGGTGTCACAGGTTCAACAGGACCTCAGTCTGAGGCAGACGCAGGTTTATATAATGGTTCATTTACAGTTACGTCTGCATCTGGTAACGTGTTTACGTACCAAATGACCTCAGAACCCTCTGGTAACGCTGTAGGTTCAAACATCACGGTGAAAACTGAGATTGATACTGTTGACTCAGCATCACCATACGCATTCAACTTGTCACTAAGAAGTGTGTGGGGTATGAATGGTATGCACGCAAACGGTGCAAAAGCAACTGGTTTCAAATCAATGGTTGTGGCACAGTTTACGGGTCTATCACTACAAAAAGATGACAGAGCATTTGTAAGATATAACGCATCAACTGGTAACTATGATGTAGCAACAGCAGGTGATGGTGCACACTTAGATGGTTTCGCTGAATATAGAAAAGGATGGGGTCATGAACATATCAAGTGTAGTAACGACTCATTCATACAGGCAGTTTCTGTGTTCGCTGTGGGATATCAAGGTCACTTCACTGCACTAAGCGGTGGTGACATGTCAATCACCAACTCTAACTCTAACTTTGGTAACACTGCTCTTAGATCAGCAGGTTTCAAAGCAAAAGCATTCTCGAAAGATAAAGCAGGTGCATTGACTCACATCATTCCACCGAAAGCACTCAACGTTATCTCCACGACTGCAACTGGAACAAGTGGTGCAAATACTATTACACTAGCAAACGACGGGTCAGTCAACGGGGTCATTCAAGGAATGACAATTTCTGGAACTAACATTGCTACTGGTGCAACTGTAGGTTCAGTCAATACAAATACAAGAGTTATTACTTTAAGTGCAAACAATACAGGAACAGTCAACGGGAACGTAATCTTTGGTGAAGAGACTTCTGTTAACTGGGTGAACATTGATATTCAAAGAACTAAAGTAATCAACGCTGCTCTAGCAGGTCAAGGTGGAACACCAGGCACAAGACTATACTTATATGGTTATACTGTTGAGGCATCACCACCAACAACACGAGTACAGGGTTTCACAGTTGGTGCAAGACAAGACGGAACTGGTGCAAGTGCAGTCGCAGATAAGTTAAATTGTTTATTGGTTGCTAATGGTGCAACTGAAGCAACTGTTCAGACTGCAAGCATCACACCTTTTGGACCTAGTGTATCTGGTGTAGCAGCAGGTGTAGCAGGATCTCCTATCCAGTATGACAGCACAACATATACAATCGGTGGTGTACCTAATACAGTCGGTGGATGGTATCTATCAGTCAGTTCAACTAGCAATGAAATCTATACTACATTATCAACTAACACACAATATAACACTGTAAACTTCACACCTACAACATTCTTGAAGAGGATCCCCGATCCAAGAGACTTACAAGATAGAACTTATCGTGTAAGACTTGTAATTGATAAGGACAAATCTAATCCTCTACCTAGAGATCCTATCTCTGGTTTCGTGATGCAACCTTTGAATAGTGATACTACATCATATAACTTAGGAAAATGTTTCTACATTTATGATATTGAAGTTGTTCAAGCATTTGAAAGAGGTGTTAATGATGGTATATACTACTTAACTCTTTTATGTGGATCTATTACACCTTCAACTTCTAACTTTAATGATAGAAAGTTCAGTCAGAATGTAAACGAAGTTTATCCTACATTTGATAGAGATAATCCAGTTGCTGATCCTCTTGCTGCTATATCTGTTGCTGATAATGTTACTATCGGTCTTGTAAATGCAACTGATGGAGCAACTCCAACACCTGCAAAAGATCCAAAGAGATCTATTACTAAAGAAGGAATACAATTCTTACTGACTGATACTGGATGGACACAACCAGGTACAACTCCAAACTATGATTCTATCAACAATAGACTATCTGGTGTTGAATTGACAGCACGAGCAGGTGATGAAGAGACAAGAAAGATTAATATTAGAGAGACTAATGATGGAAATGTAGCACCTATCAATGTAGAGTTTAGACGACACTCTATTCTAAGATCTGGTAACCATACGTTTGAATATCTTGGTTTTGGTCCAGGTAACTACTCAACTGCATTCCCTCAAACACAGGTAGAGACTTTAAGTCAAGAGCAGATTAGATTCTCACAGTCTATTAAAGAAGAAGGAGGAGTTTCTTTCTACTCAGGTCTTAACTCAAATGGTGACCTGTTCATTGGTAACCAAGTCATCAACCCTGTTACAGGTCAGATTACTAACGAAGATATTGCACAGTTAAATGTTATTGGTGAAGAAAATACAACCATTGAAACTTTCTCTGAGGTTGTTCTGACTGATAAGTTGACTGTAATTGGTGGTGCATCAAACCAGTTAGAATCTATCTTTGCAGGTCCTGTTACATTCCAAGGACTGACAACCTTCACTAATAATCTTCAAGCGAAGAAGATTACATACTTCAACCAAGATGGTACTGTTCTAAAACAAACATTACTAGCACCCGAAGATGCGAGTGGACTACCAAGTTTCGCAGGTATTACAGGATATGATACACCTGGCGATGGAGATATTGTTTACAATATTAACTGGACACCTGGTAAATCTCTTGGTTGGATATATTATGGTGGAAACTGGAAAGAGTTTGGTCTAACAGATACAGGTGAAATTAATGTTGCGACAGATGGCACAGGACATATCGGTCTTGGTGTTGCACCTGATTCAAGTTATAGAATTAAAACTAATGGATCTGCATATATTGATGGTGACTTAGTTGTAACTGGACGTGGTGGTGTATCTGCTGCTAAGTATATAACTAAAACATATACAGGTGATGGTTCAACACTCACCTTTGCAGTGTCAACTTACTCTGGTGGTATTCAGCACACTGATGATTCACTTCTAGTATTCTTAAATGGTGTTGCACAAATTGCTGGCACCAACTACACAGTCGATTCTGGTGGTGCTAACGTAGTATTCTCTTCTGGAGATGCTCCACAATCTACAGATACGATTCATATCCTTGAATTACCTATCTAAATAATACGGAGGATTGTATTAACCAATGGCAATTACTAAGATTAGTGGCAATCAGATTGCCGACTCTACTCAAGCAATTATAACAACATTAAATTTCCTCAATACGAACAGTGTATTGAGGATACCTTCAGGTACGACAGCACAAAGACCTACTGGTGTTTCTGTTGGAACTCTAAGATTTAACACATCTCTAGATTCTGCTGAAATCTACAAGGCAGATGATGGAACTGGATCTGCAGGTTGGGCAAACGTCGCAGGTGGAGGACCAGCACTGGGAGAAAATAGTGTTATAAGAACAAACCAAACTACAATTTCTGAAAATATTACAATAGGAACTACTGCTGGTGCTGAATTTGCTAATGGTATGAGTTCAGGTCCTATTACTATCGCGAATGGATATACAATAACTATCGAGTCCACTGGGAGTTGGAGTGTTGTATAATGGAACTCAGAGTCGCAAATTTAGTAGGTAATTCTCCAAACTTCAGAGTTACTATAGAGGACACTTTGGTTGTCAGAGGTTTATTTAATATAAGTCAGCAGTCATATATGCCAACTCCTTCAGGTACATCAGCACAGAGACCTATAAAATCTGCTGAAGCGTCCTTATATTTCAATACAGAAGAGAATAAAATGCAAATGTATGCTAATGGTGAGTGGAGGAATCTTAATTAATGAGTCAACTTAAAGTCGGTAAGTTAAAAGGAATTGGTGCTTCTCTTAATCAGGTAAGCGTCCCACCTGGTAATGATCTTAGGATCGGGACAGAGGGTTGTATTGATATGAGGTCAACGGGTGCACTACAATTACCAACGGGAAATACTGCTGGCAGACCTGCATCACCTCAAGCAGGTTACATGAGATATAATACACAGACAAACAAACTTGAATTCTATAGTGGAAGTGAATGGATACAACTTGGTGGTCCTCCATTTAGTTTATATGAAAATGCTGATCTCGCTTCTTTTGCTAGTTATATGTCAGCACGAAAAACTAATTGGGCTGGAAGCGGTACTAACTACGCATATGAAACAGATTCTAGTGATGATAGAATTGGCGATGCTCAGTCTGATATGTATGACAATGGTAACTTCACACAGGTCAGAGAAAATGGGAGTGGAAGTAGTAATATTGGATATAGTAGCACTTCGGTCAGTTCTTATGGTAGTATTAGATATATTCCACTTGGATATTCTTGGCCACTGGTTGCAATCGCAGTTGCTCCTAGTGATACAAGCACTAGATATGGTTGGTCAAGAAGTGGTAACTTAGGTGCTGACGGTGGTGGAGGATCACCAAATGCTATAACGGTGTATTCCAATGCAACAGTCAGTGGATTCAGTCCAGTTTATGCATGGTTGGTAAACAAAGCATATAATCAAAATAGTGACCCAGGTGTTATGCACTTATATTGCACTGTTGGTGCTAGTGCTTGGCAGAGTGTTGTTTCTAATGGATCTACAGTCCAGAGTTTCTCTAGTTCATCTGACAATGATTACTCTCAATATGAAACAACATCAACAAACTGTTTTGTTTGGACAGCTCTAGTATCTAATGGTCAGACTGTAGGACAAATCACCGTCAGTCAGGCACAAACTTTTGTAAATAATTTCTTGAATGATGCAAGAACACATTTCGGATTGTAACTATGAGTAATGTTAAAGTAGATTCAATTAAAGGACACGATCCCACATTTGAGATCGAAATGGATACGAACGCTAACTTAAATGTTAATGGTTCATTGTCTGTTAGTGGTTTTGATTCTCAAATAGCAATTCCAAAAGGCACAACAGGACAGAGACCCTCTAGTCCTAGTGCAGGTATGATTAGATTTAATACTACTGATGATCTTTTTGAAGTATATAATGGTTCTGGATGGGAACAATTTGGAATAGCTACTGGAACATCTGGTTCTGATCTTAAGGACTTTAATTTATACAATAACAGTGAGTTTGATGCGTTTATTAGTCACATGTCAAGTCAAAAAACTTCTTGGGCAGCAGGTGGCACGAACTACCAATATGCAACAGATGCCAGTGACACCTATATTAGTGATGCTCAGTCTGACATGTATGACGGTGGTAACTACACTCAGGTAAGAAAAAATGGAAGTGCAAGTGGAGATATAGGATACAACAGTGGTCGTAGTACATATTCAGATATTAAATATCAAGGACTTGGATATTCTTGGCCACTGGTTGCGATTGCAGTTGCTCCAAAAGATACGGATACTACATATGGTTTCTCAAGAAGTGGTAACTTAGGTGCTGACAATGGTGGAGGAACACCGAACGCACTTACAGTATATGCTAATGCTAGTGTTGCAGGTTTTGATAAGGTTTCCGCATGGTTAGTAAACAAAGCATGGAATCAGAACTCAGATCCAGGTGTTATGCACTTATATTGTTCTGTTAGCAGTAGTAAATGGAGTGGAGATATTACTGATGGTTTTGCAACTGTTGACTATGCTTCTAATTCCGATAATGATTACTCTCAATACCAAGCAACATTAAAGAATGGTTTTGTTTGGACAGCTCTAGTATCTAACGGTCAAACTGTAGGTACTATCAGTGTTGCTCAAGCACAAGTATTTGTAGAAAATTTCTTAACTTCTGCAGCAGCACACTTAGGTTTCTAATTTTGTTTTATCATGAAAATGTGTTGCCCGAATTTAGGGCAACTGAACTATACAAATATCTCCTAGACTCCTCTTGGACATGGGGGTATCGCAGTCATAAATCTCAGATGAGAAGAAGCATACCTAAGTGGTCTATCTTTTTTGGGGGACCTACTAAGGAAAAGCAACCTTGTTATGACTGTGAGGGTGAACTTAGTGGAGTAATACTTGATGTATGGAAAGACATCAAACCTTACTTAGATTCAGAAGATGTTTTAGTTCGTTGTTATGCAAATGCTCAAACGTGTGGTCAAGATCAAAGATTACATACTGATGACTCTATAGAGTCAAGTAAAACTATAATTGTATATGTGAATGAATCTTGGAACGCTGATTGGGGAGGAGAAACTATTATTTGGGATAGTGAAAAGAGATTGATAACTCATTCAGTATTACCTAAATTTAGATCTGTCTTAGGTTTTCCTGGTAATGTTTGGCACGGAGTTAGATCAGTCAGTCAATACTGCGATTCTCTCAGAATGACTTTAATGTTTAAAACTAGACATAACAAAGATATATAAATAAAACAGGATTACTTATCTAAAATGGCATCTGGAAGATTAAACGTAGAAACTTGTGAACCAACGGTTCAAATTAACTTACCAGTATTTCCTCAATGGGATTTACCGAAAGGTGAGGTAGGTGCTGTAATCTATGTTCTCGACCGCATAAATAGAGGAGGACTAAGATTTTATGGTCCTAAAGATGGTGTCAATCAATGGAATTAATTTAACATGTCACAACTCAATGCTGGTACACTCAATGTTACCAACACATTAAAACTTCCTAATTACACTACGTCAGGTCGTAACGCATTAAGTCCTTCAGTTGGAACTATGATTTTCAACACAACGGACTCGATAGTTGAGATTTGGAATGGTTCAGAGTGGGCACCTGCAGGTGGAGCAAGTGAAACATTTATTGTTGCATCTGGAGGATCGATCACAGAATCAGGTAATTATAAGATTCATACATTCAACAGTAGTGGTGCAAACTTTACGGTATCGCAGATTGCATCTGACTCTGCTAATAATAATGTTGAGTATCTCATTGTCGCTGGTGGCGGTGGTGGCGGTGGATTTGGAAGTGGTCTAAATGGAAACTTCGGATCTGCTGGTGGAGGAGGAGCAGGTGGTTTAGTTCACTCTGGTGGATATAACTTCCCTGTTGCTGTTCAAACATATACAGTTAATGTCGGTGGTGGTGGAACTGGCGGTACTGGAAATGGTATGGGTGCTGACGGAGGTGGAAGTCAGTTCGGTTCTATAACTGCAACAGGTGGTGGAGGTGGAGCTCAGCAAGACCAAAACGGAAGACCTGGTGGGTCAGGTGGAGGAAACGGAACTGATGGAGAGGGTTGGAATGAACCTGCAGGATCTGGTGTACCAGGTCAAGGATATCCTGGCGGTAAAGGTGGTTCATCTCAAAACGCAACCTCTGGTGGAGGTGGTGGTGCAAACCAAGCAGGAGAAAACGGATATAACAGACCAAACAGTAGACCTGCACAGGGAGGAGACGGAAAATCTATTGATATCACTGGTTCTCCTACAACATATGCAGGTGGTGGCGGTGGAGCGAACTATCCAGGTGGTCCTCATAACCCAGAGGGCGGTGCTGGTGGCGGTGGTCCTGGTGCTACTAACCCTAATGGTAATGGAACCAATGGCACTGACGGTTTAGGCGGTGGTGGAGGAGGTTCTGCTGACCAAGATCCTCGTAACTATCCAGAACCTAAAGGTGGTAATGGTGGATCTGGTGTTGTAATCATTAAGTATAAATTCCAGTAAAATTATGGCACATTTCGCAAGATTAGACAAAGACAACACTGTAGTTGACATTCTCAAAGTGGATAATGAACTTATCCTTGATGATAATGGTGTAGAGCAAGAAAGTATCGGGATACAAAAACTTCAAGTAGGTAATCCTGGTGGTATATTTGTAAAAACATCATACAATACAGAAGCGAACGAGCATAGAGCAGGAGGAACTCCTTTTAGAAAAAACTATGCAATGATAGGTGGTAAGTACGATGCTGTTCGTGATGCTTTCGTTGGAGAACGACTGTATCCAGAACAGACAGTGCTTGACACAGACACAATGCAATGGTATACTCCTTTTATAGGTAAGCAAGCATCTGACAATGCTGGCAATCCAATGCCCTATGATGACAATAGTGATTATGACACTAAAGCAAAAGTCATCTTAAAAGATTGGGCATGGGATAGTAAAAACAAAACCTATGTAGGAACTGCCATTACTAAAAAAGTTGCTGTAAACTATGCATTCAATAGCTCCACTGGTAAATGGGAGGAACAGTAATTATTGATTCTTCATTATGCTTTTTGCGTGTTTTCCAAGACCGATTTTATTTGAACCAAATATTCTAAACGAAAACCTAGAAACTTATGAGACAGATGTCAAACATGCTGTCTCTAAGGTCGGTTCAATGAGAGATTCTATGTTAAACGTAGATTCTACTCATAAACTTAGAGAAAATATTTTTGAGGTTGCTCGACTAAAAGATTTACGTCAAGCGATCTTTTTTCATGCAACAAATTTTTTACAAGAGATAGGATATAAAAATACAGACTCATTACATTTTGAAAATGTATGGGCAAACATAAGTCATAAAGGTGACTATCTATTTCCTCATGTACACAATGGTTCTTTACTATCTGGTGTTTACTATGTAAAATGTGACATGAAAGATAAACTTAAATTTTTTAACACACCTAGTATGTTGCCAGAACCTACAGAATATAATCAATATAATGCACAGTTCGCAGAGTATGCATGTATTCCTGGTGCATTAATGATGTTTACAAGTGATCTACTACACGGAACTGATAAACAAATTGGTGAAGAAAAAATTGCAATTTCATTTAACATGAATTTATGAATAGGATAGGTTTCATTGCTGGTTGGAAGATCTCAGACGAAGCATGTGATGGTCTGATTGATTTCTTTGAAGAGTCACCTGATAAGAAAGCAGGTGAAGTTGGTAAAGGTCTTGACCCAGAGTCAAAAGTATCTACAGATATTACAGTTTGCCCTAATATACCTGATAATAGAATACAAAATTACCTAGATGAATTAGGAAAGGTATGCAATGAATATACAAATCTATTTGAATGGTCATCAAAGTCTCATGCTTTATGGGGATTGAATACTAATTTCAATATTCAAAAATATAAACCTAACGAAGGTTTTTACTCATGGCATATGGAGAGAGCATCTTATAAAGATCTTAATTCATATAGACATCTAGTCTTTATGACATATCTAAATGATGTAACAGATGGTGGACAAACAGAGTGGTATCATCAACAGGTGAAGATTCAACCAGAAAAAGGAATGACATACATTTGGCCATGTGATTGGACACATACTCATCGTGGAATACCCTCACCTACTCAAACTAAATATATTACTACTGGTTGGTACACATATCATCTACCAGATTTTGATTATACAGAGTGGAATGGAGGTTAGATGAATTTAAAAAATTCCTATTGGTATTTTAAAGGTGTAATTAGACCAGAGATATGTGATCGTATCATTGCTATGGGTAAGAGAAGGTGTAATAAATTAGGACAGGTGAATAAAGAATCACCTAAGGAAGTAGAAGAGTATAGTCAAGAAGAACTTGATAATCTGTTAAAGGTTAGAAACTCTCATGTCGCTTGGTTAGATGAACCTTGGATTTATAACATACTAAAACCTTTGGTAGATGAAGCAAACAAAAATGCTGAGTGGAACTTTCAATGGGATACAACAGAGTCAGCACAGTTCACAGAATACAAACCAGGTCAATTTTATGATTGGCACCCCGACATGGGAACTGACCCATATTCAGAGGGTAAGTGGCAAGGTAAGTATAGAAAATTATCTACCACATTATTGTTAAATGACCCTAGCGAATTTGATGGAGGTACGCTAGAATTTCATCATCACAGAGATAAACTCACAATATGTGAGGAACTAGATATGCAAGGGTCATTGGTCGTATTTCCCTCATTTGTATATCATAGAGTAAACCCAGTAACTAGGGGTGTTAGATACTCTCTAGTCACATGGAATTGTGGATTTCCTTTCGTATGAAAACAGAACTACTACTAAAAATTTACAAGGCGGTCAAGGTAAAACCTAAACCAAAGATCAAACCTGTTCGCACACATTACAACGCACATTTATTCGGGTGATTTACGTTTCTCAAACAAATATAACACCAGAGTTATCAAAGGAACTCATAGAGTTCTTTAACTCTAATATACTTAAGACATATGTCTGGGACGAAACCAGAGTCTTAAGTATGGACGCTGGTGGCATGGGAAATAAAGAATTACCTGACACATATTATAAGTTAGTAGAACTTACTAAGACTATCAAATCATTTGTAGATCATGATTCTAAATTTAAGATACTACAAAATGTAGAGATAGTTAAGTATCCTTGTGGAGCAGCAAAGGGATACCATTATGATGTAACTAGAAAGACAACAACAGGTGCATCTATTACATATCTAAATGATGATTATATTGGTGGTAATACTATTATTGGAGGTGTTGATGTTCAACCTATGATGGGTCGGACAGTATATTTTGATGGGTGTGAGTTTAGACACGCTGTATCAAATGTTCTCAAAGGAGATAGATACACAATATCATCATGGTATGGTGAAGATGTATCATTACCACTCAACAAAGATTTCACCAACTTATGAAAATTATTGACAAAGCATTAGATGTAGAATTATTTTCTATCATTAGAAAATTAGGTTGTGACTCTCAAAGTTTACCTTGGTATTTGGAGACCGATATATCTGGTATGGGTGAAGAAGAAAATTGTTATTTCACCCATTTGTTTTACAATAATGATACTGTTTGTAGTGACTATATGAAGTGGGGTCAAGCATTAAAAAATTATCTGGGAGCAAAAGCATTCATCAGAATCAAAGCAAATTTATATCCAAGAACCGACACTATTGTGCATCATACAGATCATGTTGACTATGATTTTGATCATAATGCTGCTATACTATACTTAAATACAAATGATGGATTTACTGTAATTGGTGACGAAAAAATTGAATCAGTAGCAAATAGAATGTTATTGTTTAATCCTCAGATACCACACCATAGCACAACTTGTACTGATACTCAATTCAGATCAAACATCAATTTTAATTATTTCTGATGACTAGAATCTTAAACCCAAGAGAAACATATATTTTTCCAGAGTATGTCAATGTTCCATACACAGGAGACTATGAGCAACTTTGTAAAGGTATTGAAGAAGTATTGAAAAATGAATTCAATGCTAAGATTGATTATGCAGAAGTCAGAGAACTAGAAGATGAAGATGTATGTTCTGATGGACAGTTCACTGCTGTAGTATCTACAGTTACAGGAACTTTATACATCTATTGTTGGGAGGTTCATGGTTGTTCACATGAATTCAAATTAAAACCTGTCACGAAACATATTCAAAGAGGAATCATGTATCGTCTTATAAATGTGAGGGATATAGAGAATGCAAAACATTATTTTTAAGATCGTATCTAATCTACCAGTAGTTTTTATTCAAGACTTTTATGATAAAGAAGAACTTGAATTGATTATGAAAGAACTACATTATTTTAGAGACGAAAATATATTTAAGAAACCAGGTGACCCATTTGGACCTGGTACTGCTATTCGTGATGGTGTTGAATTGAAAGATGGTTTAGGGTTACACTTAGATAGTTTCTATGATAAGAGAAGGGATGAGTCAAATATATTGAGAGTCAATAGAAAATTATTTTCAACAGAAGTTGTGACTCTACTGGAAGGACTGCATACATTTTTTAGATATATCTCAGAATCATCTGAAGATAATACTAAAATACATTATTTTAATCAAGGTAATCATTACAAACAACATATAGACTCAACAACCATAACTGCTATCTCATACTTTCATAACATACCTAAAACATTTACTGGTGGAGATTTGATTGTAGAATCACGACTTCACATTCCTTGCCTAAATAATTCACTTGTAATATTTCCCTCGATCTTATGGCATGAAGTGACACCCGTAGAAGGAACGGGTAGATATGCTATGAGTCAATTTATATCAATGGCATGAAACTAACTCAATTTGAAAGCGATCCACCAAAGACTAAGTTTGCACCAGTATTTGATTATTGGGTGTATGAAAACTTTGTAGATATTGGTGATTTAAAATCAATTATCTTATCAAAAGAAAAAGAAATTATAGAAGGTAATCCATACACACATGATTGGAATACAGGATTGGGTAAGGATAGTTTAACATCTCGATCTGATTGCTACAATATATTGAAGTGGGGTGAAGCACATTTTTTAAAAGAGATTATCAGATCATCACATGATAATATGATTACCGAGTTAGGATATAATTGGGAGAATAGAATCTATGTTCAATGTTGGGCAAACG